CATTTAATTCTAAACTCTGTGTTTTCTATTAAATCTTGTTCCATTAACTGAAGTCTAGTGTCAGCTATATTTAATCTCTCTACAATTTGGAAGTAGCCCATAGTGCCGAGTGCTACAATTATAATAAGACTAGCAACCGTCTTCATTGGCATTTGCACTGCCGCCTCTTCAGATATATTTAGTGGTTTCTTAGTCATTATGCTCCGTTAAATAAATCCTCTGGAGAAACTTTCTTTTTCTTTTTTCTTCCCATGTAATTTTCTGATGGCTCATAATCCCATCTCTTACCATGGTGACCACGAATATCTGCCCACCACATTCTTAGTTTTACAATCCATTTAAAAAATTTACTTGGTTTAGTCATTATTTATTTTTGGTTTTGGTGGAGGAATTATATAATCTTTTGCCTCTATTTTCAATGGTGTATGATCCACTGGTCTTACACAGAAAGCTAGTAAAGATAACAAAATTATTAGTATTGCTGTGAACCTGTAGTCCATAACAACCTCCAATCATTATTGTTTTTTTGGTGTAAATATAGATTTAATTTTTTCCCAAATTTTACAACAAATATTTTTACATTTATCAATCATTTTTTTTCTCCTCAATTTCGTAAAAGAAATCGTCGGTGTCTGCTGTTTTCCACTTACCGGTATCTTCTACGTTCCATTCATTTGTTTGCACTTTCCATTTTGGTATCTCATCCTTAACTGTAAATGAAGGAAGGTCCCATATTATTCTATTGTTTGGCTGTGCTGCATAATTACCATCATCTAATGCAATTATGTGTGCGCACTTGTGTTCGTGCGGTATTTCTGAATGTTCAGTGTCTAGTATATTACTCTCTGGATGGGCAAAATCAATAGTAAATAAATACTTACCTGGGTGCCATTTTTTATCTTTACCTATGTACTTACCAGACGTTCCTTGAATTATATCCCAAGAAGTAACAGCAGGAAAATAACTAAAACAATTCCAAAGCTGAAGCTCATCAAGTCTACGTTTAGGAACATCCTCAACTTTAAATCCGCGTTGAATAAAAGCTGAGATAGGTAGTCTGTAAAAGATTGCACCATTTTCCATAATCGCGTGGAAGAGTAAGGCACTTCCCGCAATCGACGTAACACCAAATATAATACAGTCTTCAACTTCTCCATGATGTTTTTTACAATCGAATAAATATTCTCTTCTTATTTGGGCGTAAGTTGCCGGTATGTTTGCATTTAAATAAGCCATAATTAAACCTCATTTTACATCTCCCCAGTTTTTACCATACTCGTAATCAACTTTATTTGGTATCTCCAACTCTACTGCGGATTCCATAATTTCTTTTATACGTTTAGCTTTTATATCACTTTCTACAGATATATCCAACTCATCATGCACTTGTATATGTGCAACAATGCCCTCCTTGTATAGTTCTAACATAGATTTTTTTGTCATATCAGCAGCAGAACCTTGTATTAATTTATTTAATGCTTTGTAAGTATAAGCACGCCTGATGCCTGAACCGTATTCCTGGCGGGCCTGTTCAAAAGGTAAAGCTTTGTGAACACCAAATTGGTTTGGTTCCCATAAATGAAACCTGCACAATCTACCTAGTAAAGTTCTTATCTGTCCTCTTTGTTGTGCTCTGTTTGATACAGAGTTCATTAGAGTTTTAACAAAAGGAACACGTTGGTGATATATGGTAAACAATTCATCTGCAGTTGTTTTTGATACACCTAACTCTGCTTGCAGCTTTGCTTTACCCATACCATAAAATAATCCAAGATTAATTGTTTTAGCTTGTGATCTTGGTATATCAGCCATCTTTGCTACTATTGTATGAAAGTCAGCATCATTTTGTAGATAAGAATCTTTAACACCAAATACGCTGGTGTCTTGGTCTAGGGATGCATAGTGAACAACCAACCTTGGTTCTTGTTGACTGTAATCAAAGCATCCCCACTCGCAACCGGACTCGGGGATAAAGAGGGATCTAATCAATGGACCCAAGGCCTTGTTGCGTGCAGGAATCTGTTGTAGATTTGGATTGGCATAACTAAACCTACCAGTTATGGTTCCACCACTATCTGATCTAATTTGATTTATGTCAGCGTGTATTCTACCTTTGTGTTCGTGTTTAATAATGGTATCTATAAATGTTGTATGTGCCTTGTTTATCTCTCTAGCTTTTGCTATACATTTAACCAATGGGTGTTCATGTGTTGATAAAAAATTTTTTGTAAATGAAGGAGAGTTTGTCTTTTCAGTACGGTCAAAAGGTAGGTGAAGTTTTTCAAAAACTTTGGCAATCGATCTTGCTGCCCATATTTGAGTATCTATTCCTGTTTCTTTTTTTACTTTTAACAACAAGTCTTTTTCTTCTGATGCTAACTGGTTCTTCAATTTATGAGCTTTTTCAACGTCGACTCTTACCCCAAGAAATCTCATGTCAACCAAACAAGGAAAAAGATCTCTCTCAAGAATAAAAATAGATTCTAAGTCTTGACTCCAAATCTCTTTTGTCATTTCTTTCCAAAGATTAAATGTTAACTCTGCATCACGTTCAGCATAATTACCAACATACATTGCAGGTAGTTTCCACATGTCTGCCTTTGCATCTAGTCCCCACTCTTTTGCTGCACTAGTTAAATCAGACTCGTTCTTTCCCTGACCAAGATAGTCCCAACCAAGAGATCCTAAATCATATCGATATCTATTTTCATTTACTAAAGATGCTGCAATCATAGTGTCAACTATTTCACCATTTATTTTTATACCCATAGATCTAATCCAACAGACATCATACATTGCATTGTGAAAAATTTTTCTAGATTCAGATTTACAAATATCTGTAAACCATTGAATTACTTTGCTTTTTTCTAAGTTGCCACCACCTTCATGATCAAATGGAAAGTAACCAGAATAACCATCTGTTGCAACAGCAATACCAACTACTTTACCTTTTCCAATCACAGAACCTGATCCCATAGTTTTTAAGTCTGGATCATGTGTTTCTAAGTCTATTGCAATTTCATCACAAAATCTTAAATCAGGAAATTCTTTGGGTTTAACCCATTCTGTTTGTGCTTTAAATATCATTTCTTATCTTTCAATTTTTTAATCTCTAGTTGACAGTAGTGTATAATTTTTTCTAGGTCTTGTATACCATTTTTAGACTTATATCTGCATACGTATTTCACAACGTTTCCTTGAAAAAAAGATAAATCATTTTTTGATATAAATTCGTACGGCTGTATTTGCATATTACGATAATGAGATCCTCCAATTTGTTTGTTTTGTGGAAATGCCTCATCAAACATTTTTTTATTTGTCATATTATAAACTCCTTTGTTTTGTTTTGAGATTTAATTAAATATAGATTTTGCATAGATCTAGTAACACCCACATACCAAACTCGATACTCCTCATCTCGTTTGGCTGTAGATTTTTTTGCACCTTTTATAGTGTTGGTTGTTTGATTTAAAAACAAAACAACATTAGTTGCCTCGCCACCTTTAGCTCCATGTATTGTTGATACTTTTATTCTTGCTTCTTTCGTAGGGTCTTCTTTGTTTAATAACAATAATTTCATGTATGTGATTTGACTATCTGTTAATTTATCAAAAGCATCATACCAACTCAATGAAATATTCATTGTATCACCCATTCTTTCTTTTATTCTTTGTAGTTGCACCTCTGGTATTGGTATTTTTTTCTGTATTTTGTACCAGTTTTGTATATCTTCATACAAACTTTTACCGATACTATTGCCTTGAGCAGTGTTAAAAAATAAACCTTTTTTCTTTAGGAAAGTTGGAATATTTTTTAATAAAGATTTTGTTCTTGCTAATATCAACCAATCACCACTTGACATATCTATGTCATTTAAATCATGTTTTTTTATAACATCACCAGTTTCTGATCTTGGAAAATATTTTTTGTCAATCCTATTTTCTTGTATTCTATTGATGACACTTAAGGCTTTTAGTTGTATATTAATCGGCACTCTTTTTGAATGTTTTAGAGGTATCTCTTCGGCTTTCCAATTTATGAAAGAATCAACATCTGCACCGGCCCAACCAAATATTGCTTGATCATCATCACCTGCAATCCACACATCACACTTGGTATCTTGTTCTATTTTTTTAATCATAGACCATTGTATTAGTGATAAATCTTGTGCTTCATCAACAAATATTACATCAAAGTCTGGTGTAACATCTTTTTTTAAAAATTTTTCTATCATGTCAGTAAAGTCTATTAATCCATGAACTCGTTTGTAATTATCAATCTCTTGTTTAATTGCATCTAATTTATATCTATCTATTTTTGATAGGTGTTCGTTTAAATCAAATTGCTCCAAAGCTGTTATTTCTTTCACTCTAGCTAAATTTATTAGACCCAGATATTCACTATCCGATGAAAATATGCCATTCCAATTATTTGTTTCATAAGATGCATAGTTTATCTGTATGCCACAAGTTTCACCTATGGCTTTGTAATTTAAATCTTGCATAACGTTTTCTTCTTTTAAACCTAGTGTATTGAAAGCTAGAGAGTGTAGTGTTTGAAAGTATTTAATATCTTTCTTTGTAAGTTCTGTTTTTACTTTTAAAAATCTATCTCTTGCTTCTCCTGCAGCCTTACGTGTAAAAGCAAAGTAACCTATCTTGTTTAATTTAGTTCCTTTGTTAACATAGTTTTCTACTTCATTTAAAAGTCTTCTTGTTTTACCTGTGCCTGGTGGTCCTATAACTTTATATCTCATTAATAATTACTGCCTTTTCTTTCTACTGGTTTGTATTCTATCTTATCTATGTGTAATTGTTTAACTCTACAAACTTTAACAGTCTTACCATCCACATTTAAAGAGTGGTTAAACTCTACGTCACATTTATCTTTTAGTTTTTGTGCTATTCTTTCCTCTGGTATTTTCCAACTTGCACCTAGGTGATCTATAAAAGAATTAAATCTAAAATAATGAAAACCTTCTTCAGTTAAACAAGATCCACTGTTTATTTGTATTCTTTCCCTTGCTCTTGGTCCATTTACACAATATTGATATAGCTCTTCTTTTAATCTATCTTCTATCTGTGTGCCTGCAGGTGGTGTAATTTTTACAGAGTTTTTTCTAAACTCAGTAAGTTTTGCTCTAAAATCTTTTGGTTTTAATGGTTCATGATATATGCCAGTCTGCTCCCATATTAAATCTAATAGTTCTGTTTGTTTTGTTATAAGTCGCCTGTTGCTTGCTACAACACCCGCCTTCGTGCCATCTGGTAAGGCCACATTGAATCTATATTCTGGTTCCGCGTACATAATAATCTCAAAGTCTGTTATGTCTGGAAACATGGTTATGCTATCTGACTTGACACCAAAAGGTCTAGAGTAACATAAACTACGCATACATTTACTATGTATTGGATCCTCGTAACAAGTATGACCTGCAGTATCTTTTCTCCATGCAGATATTTTAGAATCTAATTTTGCTTTGTCCCAAGGTGTCTCAAGATAATTGTAGTTTGCATTTGCAACATGATCTGGCCATTTGTCTTTGTATTTCTTTTTAGCAAAGACCATGTAGTTATACATAAACCTATCTCTGCCATCATCTAGTTTTCTTTTAGAACATAACGCTAGACAAGGCGGACCATCTTCAAACTCTTGGTTTGTCCCTATTAAAATATTTTTGTATGTTTGATCTACTAACTTATCCAGATCTTCTTTACTGATAGTATTTCTTTCTGCTAGATCTATAAATTTATTTATGTCTAATTTATTATTATCTTTGTCTACAGCATATCTATTTGTGTTGCCGTTATTATAATATGGTAGGTTTATAAAGTTACCTGGTTTTACTTCGCCTTTGTCGTCTTCCTTTAATTCTTTCTGTTTAGGAAAAACTTCTGTATCTGGATCTAATCCCAGCGGTAGTAAAAAAGATTTTAACGCTGATATTAAATCAACAGTTGGTATTGGTTCTTTTAAAAATAAGTAACAATGTAGTCCACCACTTTTAGATAACATTGGTATCAAAGGTAGTTTATATTGTTGAAATAGTGCTAAATAATTCTGTATTTTAAATGTTGAATAATTTTTTGGATCTATGTCTATGCAACCAAACTGTGCAGTCTTATCTAATCTACAAGGTTGTATGCCTATAGATATCTTACCCTCTATGTGATCCTTGTAATCACCTTGTGTAATTGGTCTACCAGCCCACTCGTAATTTGGTTTAAGTTTGTTTTTATCTGTGTCTAATTGTGCCGAGGACATGTCGGCTATACCAAAGTCTCCTTGGTATCCAGTAAATAATTTTATAAAGTCATTAACCATAAAGATCCCGGGCGGGGCGGATCCCGTCTCCCTTCACCGCCCCTATCTTCTTAAAAAGAAGAATTAGTAATTTGACTCAGGGTTCTCAGCCGCTGATTTAGCTTGACTGTTTTTCAAAGAGCCACAAAAATCTTTAGCCATTTGGTAAACGCTAACGTCGTCTACTTTTTTAACTAAGTTAATATTGTAACCATGCCAAGTAAAACTTCCAGAGTTCTCAACAGATGTAATTTTATACACTCTTGAAAACATAGGAGCTGGAACAGCTTTGTTTGTTTTTGGATCTATCTCAGTCTCGTTATCACAAACTGAGTTCCAGTTTCTGCTAACTTTAAGTTGAGTTGATTTCATAGTCATCAAACATTTTTCTGGTTTATCACTCAAGATTATAATGAAATGATTTGCTGTCTTTATAATCTCATTGCCGTTTGCCAAAACATCTTTGTTACCTGCTTTGGTTGTTTGTGACATGATCTCAGGACCTCTATCAGGATGAATAGGTCTACCTTCTGCTCTTTCAAAAGGTGCCCACTCTGGATATGTCATCTTGTAGAAAACAGGAACAACTAGTATTCCCTTCTCTCCATCATACAGTTTTTTTGTAACTGTATTATAAAACATACCTGCCTCTGCTCCATCAACATACTTTGCATGTCTCTTTTTAGTTTCATCTGAACCTGATTGTAACAGTTTCAGAAAAGGTATTGCAAGATCATCTCTATCAATATTCTCAAGACCCATCCCTGAATCTTGTACAAAGTCGATAGTTGCTAATGCACCACCTTGTTTTTTTGCCACGTCTCTTGTTTCTTCACTCATGTTATTTGCTCCTTGTTATTTTTGTTTTGTTTCCCTTAAACAGATTAAA